CTTCAGATGACGGTAAACCCCCGGTTAAACCCGGCAAAAACAGCGACAAATAACGGGGGCGCGGATGGGGTACGCAACGTATCAGGACATGGTTGAGCAATTCGGCGAGCGCGAGGTGCGCCTTATCAGCGACCGCGAGAACACCGGCATGCCCAACCCGCTGGTGATTGAAGGGGGTCTGCAGACCGCAGATGCCGAAATCGACAGCTTTATTGCCGGACGCTATACCCTGCCGCTGCGCGAAGTCCCGCGCGTGTTGGTCGGGGTGGCTTGTGATATCGCCCGTTACCGTCTGACCGGTACCGAGCGGATCGAGAGCACCGTCATTCTTGAGCGTTACCGTATCGCCATCCGCTACCTCGAGAAGGTGGCAGCCGGGTCGGTCACGCTGGGAACCGGTGCCTCTACCGGTACGGTGGTGGAGTCCGGCGAGGATGCGGTGCAGTTCTGCGTCGGCGCACCCCGCCAGTTCACCCGCCGCAGCACCGGTGGAGGGGCGTACTGATGAATCCCATGACCACGCAGGTGGAACTGGCCATCATCGCGCGTCTCCGTGAGGGGCTGGGGCGGATGTCGATTCAGGTGGAAAGCTACGGCGGGCAATTGGATGACGACCTGGACAACGTCGTTCGCGCTTTTCCGTCGGTGTGGGTGACCTTCGGCGGTATCACCCGGACCAAACCGCACGGCGTTTCGCGTAAACAATACGCGACCTATGCCCGTTTTGTGGTGATGGTCGGCGACTACAACGTGCGCAATGAGGGCAGTACCCGCATGGGTGGCCCGGCGCTCGATGAGGTCGGCAGCTACCGGATGATACATGCCGTACGTCGCCTGCTGACCGGGCAGGACTTCGGTATGAAGATTGACTACCTCAATCCGGGGCGGGTTCGCACGCTCTACAACACGACGTTGGGCGGGCGTGCGGTTTCGGTGTTCGGGTGCGAGTTTGATACCTACTGGATTGAAGAGGCGCTCGCCCCCGGTCGCTGGCCGGAGCCACAGGACAGCAGTGACCCGGATTATCTGTTTGTGCAGTACCGGGGCAGGACCGATGAACCGTACCCGGACCTGACGTCCGTCGGGCTGAAATACTCGCTTACTGACGCCCCAGACGGTCAGGTGGCGGCAGACGATACCGTTATTCTCAAGGAGGCCGACAATGGCTCAACTGACAGTTAAAGCGGCAACCGGCCTTCGGGTGCCTAAAGAGGGTGCTCCCCGCGAGTACATTACGGACGCTGATGTCATCGACGTCCCCCGCTCAGCCTATTACCTGCGCCGCCTCGCGGACGGCGATCTGGTTTCGGCCAGCGCTGCGGACCAGGCCGATGTGGTGCAACCCGCGCCGGATATGGCGGCAGACGCCACTGAGGCGGTCACTGATGCCAGTGCCGAGTCGGCAGCAAAACCGGCAAAACCCCGTAAACCGTCGCAGGAGAGCGCATCATGACGGACATTGCTTTTAGCCAAATCCCCGACACCGAGCGCACGCCGGGTGTCTTCACCGAGTTTGATACCTCGACCGCCGTACGCACGCTCGCCAGCAACCCGCAGACCGTAGTGCTGCTGGCGCAGCGCCTCACCTCCGGCACGTATAAAGACAACGAAGCCGTACCGGTGTTCTCGGATGCTCAGGCGGCGACGCTGTTTGGTCGCGGCAGTCAGGCGCATTTGATGGTGCATGAAGCCATTAAAGCCTACCGCTATCTGCAGCTGTCCGTGATGCCGCTGGACGACAACGCCGCCGGGGGTATTGCCGCGACATCTACCATCACCTTAACCGGGCCATCAACCGGCACCGGCCAGAACAGCGTATGGATCATGGGGCAGCGTATCGATGTGGCCACTGCGGCCTCATTGGATGCCACTGCGATGGCCAGCCGCCTGGCGTCAGCCATCAATGCCGATAAAGACCTGCCGGTCACGGCAGGTGCTGCCGCTGGCGTAGTGACGCTGACTGCCCGTAACAAAGGCACCTGGGGAAGTGAAATCGCCGTGCGTGTGGCCACCACCGTACCCGGCGTGACCATCGCCAAAGCAGCAGGTACTGCAGGGGCTGGAGACCCGGATATTACCCCGGCGCTGGCGGCGATTTTTGGTGCGGGATTTACGGTTGTCGTCACACCTTTCGCCAGCGCCGATGCGCTCGCAGCCCTGCGTGACTTTGTTGACGCGGTCTCCGGTCCACTGGAGCAACGCGGTGCCACCGGTGTGGCGGGCTGGAACGGGTCGCTGGCAACGGCAACTACGCTCGCCGGTGATGTGAATGAGGGGCGTATTACCTTTGGTTGGCACAACGGCTCACAGCTGCCGGGTGCCATTATCGCAGCGGGTTATGCGGCGGTCATTGCCAGCCAGAACGACCCGGCGAAGCCATACGACGACTTGCCGATTAGCGGCCTGGATGTCACGCCACTCAGCAGCCGTCCGGGGCGTAACGAGATTGAGAGCGCCTTGTGGAACGGTGTGACGCCGCTGAAGGTCGGCGCCGGTAATCAGGTACAGATTGTGCGCGCCATCAGTACCTACACCACCAGTCCTGACGGCGCGGCTGACCCGTCGCTGCTGGATATCACCAGCATGCGTACCTTGGACTACGTACGCCTGGCCATCGACAACCGTATTGCGCTGCGCTTCCCACAGCAGAAAAACACGCCGCGCGTGGGTAAAGCGGTGCGGTCGGAGATTATCAACGTGCTGTATCAGCTGCAGGATATGGAGGTGGTGGAGAACGTGGACCAATACAAGGACGGCATTGTCTATCAGGTAGCACCGAACGATAGCTCCCGTCTTAATTTCCGCATCCCGGTCAATATTGTCAGCGGGCTGCATGTGGTGGCCTCGGTCATCGATATGATCCTTTAAGGGGAGATGTATGGCTATTGATTACGCGGGGGCGGTCGTCCTTGAAATTAACGGTCGTGAGGTTGAGGTGGTGAACTTCAACGTCACCAACAATACCGGGCGCAAGCTGGTGAAAACCATGAACTCTACCGGGCGTGCGAAGGGTTTTTGTTCCGGTATTGAAACGTTCGAACTGTCTCTGACCGTCGTGATGCCGCTGGGCGATACGTCTATTGAGTGGCGGACGGTAAAAGGTGCCAAGTTGACGCAGTACCCGGTGGGCGGCGGCCAGCAAATCAGCTACCTGGATTGCGCCACTACAGAAGTGGGCGAGCAGTACGAAGTCGATAACGAAGCGCGCATCAATATCAAGATGAACGCCCTGGATAAGGTGAATGAATAATGTCAACGAAATTTACTCATGCTGGCACGCTCCCCTTCGGCGTGTTGTACAACGGTGTGATCCACCGCGATTTTGAAATCCGTCTGCAGACCGTGGGTGATGAAATCGATGTGGGTGATGACATCGGCAGCGACATTATCGATGTCAATTTCACCGTGCATCTGCTGGCTCGCACGCTGCTGCGTCTGGGGGCTATCCCCAAAGAAGAGATCACCCCTCAGCTTCTGCGCGATGCGCTGGTGTACGAGGATTACAACGCGCTCCTGGTCGCCGCAGCAATGGCAAAAAAAAAGCTGAAGCCCGAGAAACCGGCAGAAGAGACTTCCGCATCTGCTGCGCCCTCCTCAGAGAATACGGATTCGGACAGTCCGACATCCGATGCATGAACGCGGTAGAGTTCGCCGCCGAGCTTGATGCCATCAAATGCCTTCGTGACCCGAAGGCATACAGCAAAGGTGAGCGGAACACCGTCATTTCGAAACGTATTCCCCTCGACCAGCTGCGCAAGCAGAACGCCGCGAAAAAGCGCCAGCAGAAACGCAGTAAAACATCCGGCCGGAGATAACCTATGGATAACAATCTAAAAGTTGGCCTGGAGGTCAAAGCCACCGACAACGCCACACCGGTGGTCAAGTCGATGCGCAATGAGCTGGACAAGCTGGCGACCGCCAGAAGCACCCTCGGCGTGCGCTCGGAGCATACCATTCAGCGCGAAATTCAGCGCACGCAGGCAGCGTATAACCGGCTGGCCAACAGCGGGAAAGCCTCTGCCGATGAGTTATCCCGCGCCTATGCCAGTATGCGCAAGCAGGTATCGACCCTCCGCGCGGAGATGGAGCGTGAAGCAGATGTGTCCAGGAACAATTTTCAGCGTATGGCCACGGCCCGCAGCACGCTGGGTATTCGCTCTGAACGGGAAATTCAGCGTGAAATCCAGCGTACCGAAGCCGCCTATAACCGCCTTGCCCGCAGCGGGCAGCTCTCTGCTGCCGAGCAGGCCCGAGCCTACAGTGAAATGCAAAAGCGCGTGGCGGCACTTCGCGCTGAGATGGAGCATGAAGCCGAGGAGACGCGGACCAACTACCAGCGCATGGCAGAGGCCCGCGAGACGCTCGGTATTCGTTCCGAGCAGATGATCCAACGCGAAATCCAGCGTACCGAAGCGGCATACAATCGCCTGGCCAATGCCGGTGTGCTGTCTGCTGAAGAGCAAAAGCGTGCCTTCGCCGCCATGCAGAGCAAGGTGGCCACGCTCCGCAAAGAGCTTCAGGGTGCGGCAAAAGACGGTCGCGGGCTTGGCTCCAAGCTGATGTCCTTTGGTGCTGGGGTCTGGGGCGCCAAGCAGGCGATGGCCCCGGCATTTGATCGGCAGCTGGATTTTAGCGAGCGTCTTGCTTATGTTTCGAACCGCGTTTATGCCGATCGTGGCGTGGAGGGACGGCTTGAAGGACAGAAAGAGCTGAATGGCATCGTCGAAAAGTCAGTCCGATACGGTAACGGCTCTCAAAGTGATGTTCTTGAGGGGCTGGCGACGATGGCGACCTCCGGGGCATTCAAGCTCGACGATATTAAGACA